AGGTTGAGAACTTAACTTGTAAAGTAGAGAGCATGGAGACAGACATCAAAGAGCTACTGGCCTTGGCTAACAAAAGCAAAGGTGGGTTCTGGATGGGTATGGCTATAGCCTCTGCTGCTGGTGGTTTACTTACATGGCTTTTAACATATTGGAATAGATAATGCTTGCTGAACTTGCGATAGCCAACGCTGCTTTTGGTGTTATTAAGGAGACTATAGCCAATGGTGGTGACATTATGGCAGCGGGTCAACACATCTTCAAGTTCTTTGATTCTAAGTCAGAGTTAGCAAAGAAGGCTAATAAGTCGGGATCAGACTCAGAGGCTTTCTTTGCTCTAGAACAGATTAAACAACATGAGGCGGCTATCCAAGAGTTATTCATCTATCAAGGCAGAGCAGGGCTTTGGGATGATTGGTTAAAGTTTCAAGCGGAGGCAAAGCGTAAACGTGATGCTGAGGCTAGAGAGATTGTGTTAGCGGAGATTAAACGTAAAGAAAAACTATGGGCTTGGATTAACGGGTTCTTAATTATAGCTTCTGTCATAACAGGGGTAGGTATTATAGCTGGTTTAATCTGGCTTGTTGTAACGAAAGGTGGACTATGAGAGAATTACCAAAGCGTAACCAACGCTCAAAGAACAATAAGAAGAAGAAGAAATGAAACACTCAGTAGGAAAAGTAATAACACCAGCTACGTTGACAGAGTTGTTTAAAGTCCCTGCTGGTTACAAAGCCGAGGTTAGTACCTTGTTTGCTAGTAACCACACAGGGAATAACAAGTTTATCACCCTATATTGGCAACACGCTCACGACATAACCCACAAGATTTACATTGTAACTGGCTTTGTAATCAATGCTAACGACTACTTAAAGTTTAGCGATAGTATGGTTATGCAAAGCGGTGACTCCATACAGGTGTTAACAGAGGCAGGGTCAGAGATGAGTGTTATTGCCTCGTTTGACCTCAGAAAAGAAGCACAAACTGTAGCATTTGATGGCGAATAAGCTTGACAAATTTAGAAATCTGTGGTATAATAGCAACAAAGGAAGAAACAAATGACATATTTAGAACTTGTCAATAAGGTCTTACGTCGATTACGCGAGTCAGAAGCAGGGACTGTGCAGGGTGTAGGTGATGTTAACAGCTACCCTCGCCTGATTGGAGACTTTGTTAATGAAGCAAAGAGTCAGGTCGAAGCTGCGTGGGACTGGAGTGCTCTTCGGTCTACCTTGACTCTGAACACCCAAGCCGATGTCTTTAACTACGAGTTGAACGGTGCAAAGAATAACTTTAAGGTGTTAGATGTCTGGAACGACACTAAGGACATTGAGTTACAGTACCAGACTAGCTCTTGGTTTAACAAGGCATTTATAGGTAGTGATGCCCCAAGAGGCTGTCCCTACTACTACAACTTTAACGGTGTCAGTGTAGACCGAGATACTCAAGTAGACTTATACCCAATCCCTGATGGGGCTTATGCCTTACGGTTTAACGTCTTGTTGCGTAACCAAGAGTTGACAGCGGATGCAGATACTGTTGTGCTCCCTACCCGTCCTATCATCCTGTTTGCTACGGCGATGGCGATTGAGGAACGTGGTGAAGACGGTGGTCAACAGAGTATTAACGCCTACGGTGCTGCTCAGTCGGCATTGGCAGATGAGATTGCAATGGATGCTGCTCGTCACCCAGAGGATACTATTTGGTATAGCGTATGAAACAATTACAAACACTCTCAGTAGTCTCTCCCGGCTTCTTCGGTTTAAACACCCAAGAGAGTGGTATCACCTTATCTCCTAACTACGCGCAAGAAACTAACAACGTGGTTATTGATAAGTATGGTCGGTTNGGTTCTCGTAAGGGTTGGCAGATGCGTACACTAAACGGTGATACTCAGCTTGCAGGTAACCCCGTAGAGTTCTTGATGGAGCATATTAACGGTGATAACACTGCTGTTACTATCTCTGGTGGTAATAGTAAGTTGCTCCTCAACGGNTCTAATGTTGACAACTTTGTAGAGATAACACCTGCTGGTTACACGATTACAAAGAATAATTGGAAGGGTGCTTCTCTTTATGACCACGCTCTAATTGTTCAAGAGGGACAAGCTCCTATCGTCTACTGTGAGAATGAGTCACCAGTGACGCAAACGCTTGACGGTCTCACAGGGGTTACTCAGTCTTTCGGTACTAGCCACCCAAAGGACGTACTCGCTGCCTACGGTCGGTTCTGGGTACATGATGGNNNCTTTGTCTACTGGTCAACGGACATAGCAGACTCAGCTTTTCCAGCCTTCTCAGGAGGCACTAGCGGCTTTTTAAACATAGCCTCTGTTCTGCCTAACAACGTAGACACTATCGTTGCCCTAGGCTCTTACAATGGCTTCTTGGTTATCTTCTGTGAGCGTAACATTGTTATCTACAGAGGGCCAGAGAACCCACTAGGAGACTTCTCGCTTCAGGATGTTATCGCAGGAGTTGGTTGTGTTGCTCGTGATAGTGTNCAGGGTACAGGNAATGACTTGATCTTCCTATCTGATACGGGTATTCGTTCTTTGGGTCGNTTGATTCAAGAGAAGTCTGTACCGCTACGGGATTTAACAGCTAATGTCCGTGATGACTTGTTGNCTGATATAACGATAGAACGCTTTAACACATTGATTAGAGATAGCGCNTCTGACCTACGAAATGTAAAGTCAGTGTACTCTGAGCTAAATGCTTTCTACCTGCTCTCCTTGCCTTCTCTAGAAAAGGTATATTGTTTAGATATGCGTAAGCCTTTAGAGACAGGGGCTGCTCGTGTTACTACTTGGAAAGAGTATGAGGCAAGAGCCTTAACCCGCACTCGTGGTCGTGAGTTGTTAATTGGTAAGCCTGATGGTATCGGTGTTTATAACACATACACAGATAACGGTTCCGCCTACCAGCTTAAATATGCCTCTCACTATTTGGACTTAGGGATGCCTACTACCAATAAGATGCTGAAGCAGATTAACGCTACGGTTATCGGTGGTACTAACCAAACCTTTGTTATCAAGACCAGCTTTGATTACCAAGATAGTCCTCGTTCTTACCCCTTCACTATTGTGACTGGAGAGGTTTTTGAGTATGGACTTGCTGAGTATAACATTGCTGAGTACACATTTGGTGTTGTTCTCGAAGCAGTTAAGAGCAGTGCTGGCGGTAGTGGTAACGTAGTTCAAATCGGCTTTGAGGCTGAAGTAAATGGTAATGANCTGTCAGTACAAAAGATTGACATGTTTGCTAAAACAGGAAGGATAAGTTAATGGCAAATTATTTAAAGGTTACAAACTTTGCGGTTAAGGATGGTTTAACCACAGGTGACCCAAACAAGATTGTTAAGGGTGCGGAGATTAACTTCGAGTTTGACGCTATTCAAACATCAATTAACGGTAAGGCTGACTTAGAAAGCCCTGTCTTTACTGGCGCACCTAAAGCACCTACGGCTCCTTTGGGAACAGAGACTACACAACTAGCTAGTACCCTGTTTGTTAAGAATGCCATTGATGCTATTCCATCGGGGTCTACTGTAGGAACCCTTGGGACACAAGATAAGGATGCTGTAGACATTACAGGCGGGACAGTATCAGGGTTAACACAACTTGCGATAGATGCTTCTGCTCGGTCAGCAACACAAACAAGTTTAGATGTTCCCTCTAGGACAGGCGCTGGTGCTTCGGGTACTTGGAGTATTAATATAACAGGGAGCGCTGGTAGTATTTCAACCGCTGTTGTAAATGCTGCTATTGCTGGGTCTTCTTTTGGTGCTGTAGGTACTTATGCACGGTTAGGTCATTCAGGAGGAGCCAGAATCCCCGGAGCTGTAATAGCTGCTAGTGCTTTAAGTATAACAGGCGCAACTTTGTCTGGTACATGGAGAGCTATGACTTATTTTGTTGCTGCTGACCCTGTTGGTGGCACTCCTCTAATTTATGGCACTTTGCTTCGCATCTCTTAAAGGTTCATATGGCAACAATAACTTCACTTAAAAACCCTGTCTGGGTTAACGACGAACAAACAGCAATTGACTGTGTTATTACTCTTGACGTATTTGGCGACGAAGAGCTTCCATTCACTGCTACTAGCTACGATGTAGAAGAGCATGGACGAGTAATCTTCCAAGAGCTAGTTGATGGTAAGTACGGGCCTATTGCGCCTAAAGGAGAATAAGTATGGACTTAGGAACGATAGGAGCTATTGCCCAAGTAGGCGGTGGTTTATTAGGGGGCTTCGGCGCTAAGAGTGGTGGTGGTGATATTTCTGCTGCGGCTGCTAGGGCTTCTGAGATGGCTAAGTTTGATCCTTATGGTGTTACAACAGGTAACGCTAGGGCTATCTTTGATACTGAGAATAAGACAGCTACCTACGAGTTAACCCCTGAGATGCAAGCTCGAAGGGATCAACTGTATGGGTTAAGCGATGAGCAGTTAGCGGCGATTAACCTAGACACCACTCAGAACGCTCAAGATTATTATAACCAACAACAAGGCTTGATGGCTGGTGGTCGTACAGCAGAAGACATAGCCCTTCGACAGCAACAGCTAAACAGTGGTCGTATTGGCCTAGGTTTGTCAGGTGCAGCTATGGGTGCTGGGGCTGGTACGGGGTATGTTAACCCTGAGCAATACCAACGTGACTTAGCTCGTGCTCAAGCGGATGCTCAGTTAAGTGCCTTGTCAGATGATAGAGCAAGGGCAATACTAGACCAAGACATCGCCCGTGGTCAAGGGTTGTTTAACTTTGGACAAGGTATTGAACAACTAGGTATTGACACAATGAACACAGGCGCTAACTACGGTAAAGCCTCTGCTCAGGCTGGCGCTCAGGCTGGTAATTTACTGTTAAGTGGTCAAAGAGCTGCTAGTCAGTATAACTTAGCTGGTGATGTAAACTTTGGTAGGATGCTTCAAGGCTTCGGTCAAGGGATGCAGGGGAACACCCAAAGTGGGATGACGCCTTATGGTGCTTTTGGGTCAAGTATATGGTCTAACAATATAAATCAAGGAGCTAACGCACGTCTCCTACGACAAGGTTAAGGAGTAAATAATGGCTAGTGAAATTTTAGGTTTATTTGGGAAGACTCCTGCTCAAATACGTCAGGAGCAATTTGACAGTTTGATGGTTTCTCCTGCTCAGATGGGGAGCCAAGGGTTACTTCAACAAGTAGCTTCAATGGGTGGGAATGCTGGTGCAGCGGTTGGTAACTTGGCTGGTCGTATGATGGGTGGCATGGCTCCCGGAGAACGTGAAGCAATGGTTATGCAAGATGTGATGCAGCGAGTGGGGCAAGACCCTAACATGACACAGGCTGAGCGTTTGCGTAAGATGGCTGAGATTGTATCACAACAACCGGGCATGGGGGATCAAGCCTTGAGGTTGCAAGCGGCAGCTAACCAGCTGGAAATCCAACAGATGAAGATTGACGAGGCTAGGTTCAAACAGGCTAATAGGTTTGAAGACAGGAAAGAAACAAGAATGGTTCCTGATGGGTACGGTGGTTTTGTACCTAAGCAATTCTACTGGACTGAGAAGTATAATGAGGAAACAGGTAAGTGGGAGAAGATGACTGCTCCCTCTGAGACACCCCCTCCTACAACTGGAGAGGATGAAAGTGCCTTGGATGCGGAAGCTAAACGGAGAGAGGCAGCAAAAGCAGGGAAGACCCAAGGGGGAGCCACTACTACCCCAGTAGCTGAACAAGCGATCCCTACACCCCGGATACTACCGCCTCAGAACACACAGTTAACTGAAGCACAGCGATTAGAACAATTATACTACGACCAGCAACAAGCAGCTAACCCACGACCTGCTCCAGCTCCAGCACCAGCCCGTCCAGCACTACCTCCATTGACCTTTAAGACTGTGGAAGATCAAGAGAGTGCAATGCGTCGGGCTGTAGCGGCTGGCAACAGAGAGTTAGCCATGCGTATCCGTGATGCTCAAGTAGGCACAAACCGTTAAAAGAAAGTAAAGAATGGCAACACAAATACCACTTAGAGAGGGTCTTGACCTAAGTTTAATACCTGATGCAGACTTGGATGCGTTAAGAGCTAACGACCTACCTGCTGTGTCTGATGCCACTCTAAACTATTTACGAGGTGAGGGTGGTAGCTCTTTGGATGCCTTTACTTCTAATGCTAGTAGGGGCTTCACCTCTTCCTTGCGTGGACTTGGTATTCTACAGCCAGACGAAGAAGCAGACTTGTTAGCAGAGCGCGAGAGCCGGATGCTACTGGATACTAACCCCTACGCTGGTTGGTCTGGTTTGTTAATTGGTTCTGCCCTTGACCCTGTAACCCTCCCTGCGGCTATCCTGAAGCCTTTAGCCATTGGTGGTAGGATAGCTACAGGTGCGTTGCGTGGCTCCGCTGGTGGCGCGTTTGGTGGCCTTGTTGACCCTGTGTATGAAGACATGGGTGATAGTCGTGCCCTTAACGTAACTGGTGGTGCTGTCCTCGGTGGTGCTCTTGGTGGCTTGGTTGGTAGGTTGTTTGGTAAGGCAGCGCCCAAGGCTGAGGTAGATGGTAAGGCGGGGTCAGAGGCTGAGGTAGATGCTGCTAAGATTTTAGAGGCAGAAGACCCAGCTAAGGCTATTGACGAAGTAGCGGCTAAGGCTGAAGAACCTGCTATCCCTGAGAATGCTGTGTTTAACAGAGAGTCAGGTATCTTTGAGACGTTTGCTGAGGAGACACCGACTGTTGACCTTAANATGCCACGTCAATTGGCAGGGGCTAAGCCTAGGTTTAACAAGTTTACCACAGGCTTTGACAATGATGTTGACAAGGCTCTTTATATCGTAGGTAACAGTACCTCCAA